CGATTACAAGTTCGATGTTATCAGCACCTTCGATTGCTCTTACTTCTTTGATTGTTGCTATAAAGCAAACACTATTATTATTTTCCATCTTTATGTTCTTTTATTAAATTTTTTATTCCTTCTTTTTTTTCTTCATTCCAGATTTGTTCTGGTTGAATTTCTTTTTCTGCAAAATACATAAACTCAAGACATTTATAAACACTTAAATTTGTTAACCAACAATCTCTGATGTATTCTTCATATTGAATAAAATCCTCATCAGTGTACTTGTAATTATCTTCTGTACGTCTGTCTTTTAATCTTTGTAAGTAATCTTCAAATGTTTCTTTCATAACTTATTTTATATTCTGTTTTATCTGGGTATATTAATTTAGTTATTTTTTCAAGATGGTTGGTTACTTTTTTTATCCAAACAGCATCACTTCTTTTTTCAATGACTGTATCTCCTTGATACTCGTAAGTCCAAATAGAATCATAGTAAGGGCCTGCTATTTTTTGTTTAATAACTCTTCCTTGAACATCAAACTCTTCTACTACTCTCATAGCTTGATCTCGAATCTATTTTTCATTTGTACTAATTTTTCTTCTGGTACTCCATGTTCATTTACTCCTCCATGTCTATTTTCTACAATCAAAGAGTAAACTCTGTATCCGTGTTCTTTAGCCAAGTCATAGTATGGTTGCATTTCCCATTCCTGAGTGAATGTGTTTGCTATTGTGATTCTTTTTACGCCAGTTGTCATCCAAACCCGTGTAGTATTTTGACACCAAGCATGTGCATCTTTTAGTTTAGACGGATCAAATTTATATTCATCTCCATCCATAAAGTACTTATCTGCTTCTATGGTATAAACACCTGTTAATGCCTTTGCAAATGTTGATTTACCTGATCCAGGTAATCCTCTTAATAAAAATAACTCTTTCATATTAGATTCTTTTTTCGTGATGATCCTTTGGTAACTCTAATTTTCTAATTGGTTGGTCTTTCATAATCATAAGGATCTCTCCCAGTGATAAAGGCTCTAAACCATTTCCATCTACTCCAACATCCATTGCTTTACCCTCTGCTACTCGCAGGTGTGAAGGTAAATGCACGTGGCCATGCAAGTGAATTACTCCTTGGTTCATATCATGCCATGACGCAATTGGATAGTGCATACAAACGAAAATATGCTTGTCTGTTAATGCCTTATTAATTGGCTTTCTTACTTCCAATCTCAAGTAGTTTTGTACTGAAGAGAATAGTTTTTGTACTCCTTCTTTGTTTCTTTCAATGTGGTGATCGTGGTTCCCAAGTACCAAGTGAATGTTTTTACAAAGTATTCTACTTCTGAATTCTTGTATCTTGTCAAATCCTCCAAAGCTAAAATCCCCTAAGTGAATTAAGATATCATCTTCACCAACCATGTTGTTGATGTTATCAACAAGTACTTGGTTCATATGATCAAGTGAATTGAATTCTCTTGTCAAGTTTGAAGACTCAGTCCAGTTTGTAGTAGCACTACAGATGTTTGAGTGAGCGTAATGTGTGTCTGATGTAAAGAAGATTCTTTGATCTTTTTCTAATGTAATTTTCATAACTTATCCTACTATTTCAGTTAACATTGTTTTAATTCTAGAGTATTGATGCATATACTCATCATATTCTTGTTCTGTAATTTTAGTCATCTCTCTTAGTTCTTCTTTAGAAAAACCAAAAGTATCTTTTTTAGGACTAAGTGTTCTACAGTATGCATCTCTTTCTGAGAATGATATTTTAGTTCCTTTAACATGATAGTATAATGACCAATCTGTACATCTCTCTGTTCGTGCTATTTTCTCTATATGGTAGACATTCAATGTTTTACCAAACATATGTTCTTCGTCAATAATTTTTAAGTATGTGTTAGCAAACTCTTCTTTAAGTTGATTAAGATCGTCTATTTCTTTTTGATCAGCAATACGTTTATCTGCTTCAATTGCTTTTTTAAACTGAGCAATTGTTAAGTTCTCGTCATACTTTGCTATAATTTCTAATATTCTGCTCATAACCTTTGTTTTATTTGTTTCTAATACCTAAATATACGAATAAAAGCCTGCGTAAGCAAGCTTTTTGTTAATTATTTTTAAAAAAATTTCCAAATAAACCCTCCTGCAGATTTGACCTTTCCTTTGCAACAAGTTGTTATATTTCCTCTACTTATTAGTAAAGTTTCTCCAGCATCCTTTATTGAATCCCATTTCTTAATAAATGTTTCATTCTTTTCATATTGGCAGACAGCTTTTCTTCTTTTCACTGATCTTGCTTCCCAATCTGTATTGCTTGTTTTTCTTTTTTGAAAGTTTGAATAATCTGTATTTGCTGCTTTATCTGCTAGCATTTTAATTCCTTCAGGTGTCTGATTAAAAGCTTTGCGATTTGCTACTATCTTAGCTTTTACCTCTGCTCCTTGTTCCGTACTGTAGAATTGCTTAAGTTTATTAATTCTCTTTTCTGTAGACGCTTTTGATACATACCCTGACCGATCAGCTGTTCCTGTTAGTCTGCAATTTAATCCTTCCTTTCCTAGTACATCGTAAAAATCTTGCCAGTGTCTCTCTCGTGTGTTTAACTCCTCTACTCTACACTCTTCTACTACTTCGAAGATATGCTCAGAGAAACCATATTTTACTAGTGAAACATGAAGTTTTGGCTGTCCTTTGCAATCTATCTTTGTATACGTTTTTAACCTTCTTTCTAGGTCTACTCCCTGTCCTATGTAAACTTTACCACTTGGACTTGTTATTTTATAAATCCCTATCATATTAAATAAAAAAAGGAGAAATTAAAACAAACCCTCTGCAACAAGGTGTTATTTTAAAATCTCCGTAATGTTTTTATAGAGTGGTTGCAGTACTCTTATTTAGTATAAATAGCAACTTTTTATGAAAACAACTGCTTTTTTGGTAAAAATGTTATCGGGAATAATAGTCATATAGACTAAATCAAAATTAAAATCAAAATCAAAGACCTTCTTCTTTTCAAAGGCAAAGACACAGTCTAAGGCTCATTTTTGCTAGCCAATCACCCATCATGGGATATAACCTGTCTAACATTGAGTTCTATCTCAGTTTGTGATTTTTTAAGAAGAAGCGAGTTTACAAATAGCACGGGGCCATTTATGTCTGTCATAGAATGATTAAAAGTCATTTTTATATAGTTTTTTTGAAAACTACTCTTCCCGATATAAAGCTCTGAAGGATCGGCTTGTGCTTACCTTCTTAGCACCAAATTATTTTTCTCCTTCTTGGAATATTTTTTCCCAAATCTGTCTAGTCTCGTAAGGTTTTTCTACATACTCGTTTAAAGCTTCCATTCCTTCTTTAATTGTTGTAAATGGAATTTCTTTACATCCTACTGAAACAATACATCCTAGAGTTAAGAATCTAATCTTTACTTCGTAATCTCTAAGACATTCCTGTCTTGATGGTTGCCATTGTTCTTCTTTTGCTAAAGGTCCATCATACCTTGTTGGTGCTGGAATTGCTTCCGCTACTACTTCATTCATAATAACTTAATTTGATTGTTGATAATTCTGTTGATTTTCTACTTCTTCTATAAATGGTTGATTTTCTAACTGTTCTATAACTATATTAATAGCATCAGGATAGTGAGTGTGTCCAGATTGAAAATATATTCCCACCAAACCTAGAACCTCATTGTTAATGTAGTGACGATTCTTACCCTTACCGTTCACTATCTCGTGGTCCATTGATACATCATCCCATTCATCCAATACAATTCTATTACCACCCTTTTCTTTATAGTGGAGCCTAATCATATTATTATGACTGAAGTTTTTAATAAACTCTCCTAGCTTCATATTATTTTAATTGATTTAAGAATTCATCCACTACAGATTGAAATCTTTCTGCTACTTCAATCTTTAAATTGACAGCATCTTGAATTTTTGCTTGACGTTTTTCTTCAAACTCGTGTTGAGCTTTACGTTGCTCTGCAGTCCATTGCTCATATGCTAATTTATAAGCATTTGCTAGGTCTGAGTTTTGTTGGTTAACTCTTGCTTGGATTTCTCCTCTCTCTTTCTGAATTCTAGCATTCTCAGAAGTAGTAGCATTTTTAATCTTAGATTTGAAGTAATTCACTTTTTGCTCATACCCTCTGTGTAGAGCTGCTAACTCTTCATGAACTGAAAGCAATTGTGCTGCAGTATGGTGAATAGATATTTTCATAGGAGTTTTCTTTCCTACTTCAATTTCCATAAACTCTAAAGTTTTAATGGTAGGAAGTTCTGCTCTTAATCGATCCAATTTACCTCCTTTATGAATAAATTGTCCAATATGTGAAGCATATGCCTCTGCCTCTATGAATTCATTATATTCGGATACGGTTAAAGTATCCCAACCAAAATCCTCATCCACTTCTGTTGGAATGTTTTCTGAGATTGTTTGTGGACGGATTGGAGCCTCTACATCATATTGAAATCCTTCATACTTGATTTTGTTAATCAATTCATCTTTTGCTTTGATGTTCTCCATCAAGAATGCTTGAGTGGCAGACAATCTTGCTTTAGCAGTTAATAATTCAACTACGTTTGCTGGAATTGGATTTCCTTTAACCTCAGTATAGGTTTCTTCCCCTATTACTAATTCTTTTGAAACGTTATTGATATCAGCCAATTGTGCTGTAATATCTTTTGAACGTTGATTACACAAGTTAGAGATTGATGCTGCTTGTGACATTGATAACCCTTTTGCTGCTAATGAATTTTTCATAACTATGATCTTTTATTTTTATTTAATATACGAACTTTATTTTAATCTACCAACTTTTTAATCATTTATTTTTAAAGTAAGAATAATATGATCTGCCCAACCCATTTCATGCCCTACTTGATAGAAGTCATCTTCTGGAAGATAATGAGATAAATCTGTATCCCATAACTGATCCATTAGTCCTTCTCTAAATTTATCCATATCTGTTGGATATACCTTAGGTACTAGACAATCTAATTTTTCTGAGAGATATTTTCTAGCAAGTTCATTGTTTAGAGCTTTGTATACTTCAAATGCTTCTGTGCTATTACCATCGCCACTATTCCATTTGCGGGTTCTTAGTAAAGCTTCATTTACACTTTTATGTCTTCTAGCATCTTCTTTTGATACTTGTATTTCAGTATACGTTTTTAATACATCTGTAGAAAGTACTGGAAGGTATTTAAACGTGATATGCTCTCCAACATACATTCCCAATTGGTAATTTAAGTCTTTAAAATCAGGCTCTCTTCTCATAACTTTTATTTTCTATTGGATAAAATTTTTGTGTCCTATACAGGATTCGAACCTGTGACCTTCTCGTTATGAGCGAGCTGCTCTAACCGGGCTGAGCTAAAAGGACATTAGTAGCGAGTGAGGGATTCGAACCCCCGACCTCTAGGTTATGAGCCTAGCGAGATACCATCTTCTACCAACTCGCGATATAGCGGTCTGCACGGGGATCGAACCCGCAATCTTCGCAGTGACAGTGCGACGTGTTACCAATAACACCTCCAGACCAAATTATTTTAATTTCCTTCCCAATTTCCATCCTTGAGGAATTGAGTCGCCTTTGTATATTTTTTTATTTTCAACTTCATTTGTTATCCAACAAGTTCCGTATTGAGAATTTGTAGATCCTTTTCCGTAATCCTTCTTACTCTCTTTCATTTTCTCAATAGTTTCAGGTGTATGCTTTTTTCCTTTAAAGGTTGCATAGTTATGAGTTCCTAATGCTTTGTATTTTCCTAAGGTCTTAGGGTAGTTTTCTCTACACTTATCTAAAAATCCTTCTCGATACTCATCATTGTTATTCATCTTATCAAGAAACCTGCGCTTCCTCTCTCCATTACTCATTCTAATGCTATCTGAGAATCCACCTTCTCCTCCTTGTTTTAAATTCAAGCAGTTTGGATTTTTTACATCCTGTTCTGTTATTAAATTAATTTCAGCTTGAACCAATTCTTCTCTTGAAGTAAATTGTTCTAGTATTTCGAATTTAAAATTGTTTCTACCGTACTTATTTAACTCATAGTACAATCTCTTACCACTTCCTAAATAACCGTCATCTATACGGTTAGTTGAATGCATTCCCAGATAGTATCTGTTGTTTATAAGATTTGTAGTCCTATAAATAAAATGAAATCTTTTATTCTCTTTGATGTTAGCCATATCTATTCTTTATTATAAATAGGCTAACTTTTCAAAAAGTCTACAGTGGAGCTATGGAGAATCGAACTCCAATTTATGATTTGCAAAACCATTGTAATAGCCGTTATACTATAGCCCCAATTGTAGCCCTGCCGGGAGTCGAACCCGACTTTCATGGATGAAAACCATGTGTCCTAACCGATAGACGACAGGGCCATTTTGAGCATCATGCCGGTCTCGAACCGGCCTTATTCCACATTGGAAGTGTGGTGCCATACCTACTAGGCGAATGATGCATTTCAAAGAGCTCTCGGCCAGGATCGAACTGGCTCTATTCCGGGTTACAAATCCGGTGCACCACCATTTGTGCGTCGAGAGCAATTAATTAGAGCCGGGCTATGAATCCGTTCTGCAGGTTAGCCCCTGCTGCTTTAACCTTTATAAGCTAACTCTAATATTTTCTGTAGGCGACTAGGACTCCAGTCCTTCTGTCCAATTAAGGAACCCATATCCGGTAACCCGGTCCTACTATCGTACACCTGGTGGGAGTCGAACCCACATAACTCCAGATCCTAAGTCTGGCGACTTTACCAGTTTGCCCACAGGTGCAATTTTACCGCATGTGCGGTCACTTATCAATCGGTAGCTCCCTCTCGATATCCATTGATTGGTGTAAAATCTTTGGTAGAGGGTCGACTCTTAAATAAGTTAACAAGTGCTCTAAGTTCATCTCCCACCTTCAAATCTAACTTAAAATATTTTGGGTGACACTTGTTTTCTTTATATCTTTCTTATACTTAAATATACGAACAATATTTTTAATATCCTACTTTTTTTAATTTATTTTTTTGAGGGCAAGGCAAGAATCGAACTTGCTCTGTAGAGTTTGCAATCCTACCGGTCTCCATAACCATCCTGCCCATTTATCACCTAGCCTGACCTGCCAGACAGTACGTGTCGTCGATCGTGCGTTACGTAGTAGGTGATTTATTATTTTAGAAT